ATCCATCTGATAGATTGGGCTACTTGAAAATCAAACAGCTTTTCATTGACTGTTTCAGCCATTATCTGCCTCAACTAGCTCTTGCTCTTCCTCTGCTGTGCGCTGCATCGGTATAAGCTCACCTTTTTGAAGATTCTCATGAAGAGTTAAACGACTAATAGCCCCGCCCTGCCAGCTTCTTACAAGTGCATCCAATTCTTGTGATGTTAGCTTTGCTTCAACCCAATCTCTATTAAGCTTAAATGAAACTTCATCCCGTGAAGCTCCAACCCACTCAGCCGCCCATGTTAGAAGCCTGATAATGGCCTGCTCGCACATCATAACGCTACTAGATAAAAGAGAAGTTTCCCCTTGGCCCCTCATCCTCGCGGTATCTGCTGCCTCATTTCTGGATTTGCCATCATTGATCATTCTGGCGCCCAATGATGCCATACGTTGCTCTTTATCGCTCATTGCATCTCTTTGAGCCTGAACACCACTACCTGAAAATTCTAACATTCCAGCGCTTCCACCTTCAGGTAATATCCAAATAGTGCCGCTTCCAATTGCTTTTGGCCTATCTGATTCTGTTACGTTTCCAGTTATAAAGGGTGTTGGTTGTGCTGTTAAATATAGGGCGTGCTCATAATCTGCGCTATTTCTGTAGTGTGCTAGATTGATATTAGCTAAATCAAGAAAGGGTGGTTTCTGTACAGATGCCTTTAAATTGTATGGGCTAACAAAGACAAACGGAATGTAATAAAGTGGTGCACCATTGACCATTGGAATAACTGGCTCACCTTCCATGATTGGAGTGGCTCCATTTTCAGTTATCCACCTTCTGACCTCATAAACGCCATCATTGATAAGCAATTCAAGGAATCTTTCATAATCGTTACCCAAAGGATTATCTATATCTTCTCTTAACAATACTCTTGTTAGAACCCTCTGGCCTCCTGTGTACTCTTCAGTCCAATCAACTATATTTTCTGCTGTATAGGCTGCTATATATGGGGCTTGGTCAATCCTCGCCTCTGCTGGATAGTCTAACAATAACCCATATCTACCTATTGAAAGAACCTCTTGCAGCATCTCCTGAACTAATACAACCATTGAGTGACCTTGATTTGAAGCCTCTTCAATCATTGAATCTAATCTTGTTGGTAACGTTATTTGCGGCTCATTCCTGAAAATTAGCCCCACCATGCCCCTAAGTGTTCGCTCTGAAACGCCATAAAATGAAGCTCTCTTTTTGTAAGCTTCATATTGATTACTATTCTGTGCTGATGGCTGTGGAAGATATATTGTGGCCTGCTCTTTTACCTGATCCTCACCCTCAATAACATCACGTATTTTTTGCCACTGTTGCCGCCGCTCTGTGTAGCTCTGATTCTCTGAAGTTATATAATTTTCATCTTGCGTACTCATAAAGCCCCCTTATGGTGCTGCGCTTTTATATGGGTGTTCTGCAGGTAGTGAAGCTTCTATACCCCACTTGTGGGCTAGATAACCTTCCATTATCTGCCTATCCTCTTCTGTATCTGTGCCTTCAACTATCACCACCTCATAATAATTGCCAAGCATATTCAAAGGGCTTGTTGGTGATGCATCATAGAACCCTAAATAAAAATCAGTCCAGCTTGTTAAATCCGCCCCAGTTAAAGAATACAGCATATCAGATCCTGTATTTGCAGCATCATGGAATGTATTTCTAGTTGGTGATACCAATTCAGTACCATCTACATATAGCGTAGGAGAGCCAACATTTCCATAAACAGTGCTTGGGCTTGCATCTTGCGCCATACCCATATATCTGGCACTTGTATTAGAAAAATCACAAGTAGTAGCATCAGAAGATTGTCGCACAGCATAAACGCTGACAGCGCCCGAATAAATTGCACCGCCAACGCTCAATAAGTCATTGCCATCAAATACTATAGCGCTATCAGCATAGGTAGGCTGATTGTCAGTAACGCCATTAGAAACATTATAACCATTGCCGCTCTTATCATCCCACTGAGTAACCTTTCCAGCGCTTTCTGTAACAGTCTCAGAATCAGCCCCATCAAGCCATAAAACCAGAGTAACCTGTGAAGGATCAAAACCATCTGTAATAGGTGCCGTTACCTCATCAGACAAAATATAAGGCACCCCCGCAATCCTTCTGAATTCTCGCCTTTGAGCCTCTGTAGGGCCACTGCTCCACGTAACATTACAGACTGTTATTAGTGTATTCTCTCCGGTTGTGTACTCCCTGCCCACTCTTGCAGCGTTTGAGTAGTTATCACCCTGTTTTACAGGATCACCATAAGTAATGCCCGTAATGGGCAATCCTGCCTGCTGCAATTTTGATAACAAACCATCTGCCATTAGTAGAACCCCGCCAGCGTTTTAGCCTCAAATATACCATTGCCCAATTTGCAAGCAGTTGCAGCCCAAACCATTGCATCCAATCTATCAGGGCTTTCATCACCGCTTAAAGGCTCCCAAGTACAGCACATAGTTTCTAGTTGCCTCATCCTGCCACAAAAATGGGCTTCACCCTCTTCAAATATAGCAGCTATAGGCTCCGCCCTTGCTTGTTTGCCCCTACTTGCATGTATCATTTTAACATTAACATTGTGATTGTGGGTTTTAATAGTATGTTTTACCATTTCCCCGCCTTGATTACCCTCTGCTATTATCAAATCAGCCTGCCATTCATCAAAGGCTTTACATGCTTGTTCTGCCCATTCTGCAGGGCTATATTTGCCGCTGTAATCTGCCAATATATAAAGATGGTCATCACTACCTAAGCCAGCCACGACTATACCCGTTTCATTTGAGCCTTTCTTCTTGGTTGTAGCAGGATCCACCCCCACCACTATTCTAACAAACCAGAAATCCTCACTGTTCGGTATATAATTGACTCTAGTTAAATCTATTAATGCCCTACTCCAAAGAGCATCTTGAGAATCTTCTACATAGCCACCGCCCCATATATGGTTATACTGCTCTGGCCTCTTCTCTAGGTCATTCAGCCTCTCTTGCTCTAATACAACAGGAAACCAAGGATTATCTTGGTAATTTATTTCAACTATTTTAGAGTCTTTGGGTGGATCCTTTCTAAACCGTTTATCTGTTGCTGAATTCTCTATTTCTGGATTCCACGTTACCCAGATCTCAGAGTTTTGCTCTCTTACTGTTGGAGTTAATTTTCCCCAGCATTTCTCGCTTACTGGCTCTGCCTCATCTACCCAGCAAATTAAGATCTTACTCTTTGACTTTAATGCGTCTATATTCCTTGATAAGCCCTTAAAGCTGTAACTCACCCTTCCACATTTGGTTTTAATATATTTCTCACCAATCTCAAAATGAGGCGCTAACCAAGGCAATGAATTAATAGCCGCTTTAATCTCTGTTAAGCTACTTTCTTCAAGCGTATTCTGGAACTCGCGGCCACATAATATAATGCCATCCCTGCCTGCTTGAGCGAACATGTGCGCTCTTACCGCTGTCATTGTTGCAAAGGTTCTAGTTTTCCCTGATCCTCTACCACCATAAGCCCCTCTATAACGTGCCTCACCCAAGAAAGCATCTATTAGCTTTGGGGGCATCTGAACATTAACACTAGCCATCTTTGCCTGTTAGCTTAATTTCTGAAAACTTAATAGGCCCGCCATTTGCGCCTGTAAATGTGTTATCTCTACGGTCTTTCCACTCATCAGGTGCTCTATTTTTTAAGTAAAATATTTGCGCTGTAGTATCGCCTTTTTTTGCTTTTTCAAAGAGAGCATTTGCTATTACAGCCAAGCCTTTATCTTTCCCCTTTTTTATAGTGCCCGTTAATTCAGAGTGTATCTTTTTTTTGCGCCATAAAGTATCACGTGACCACCCAATGCAGCTACAAATTTGCGCTTCTGTTAGACCTTGAGCTGCCAAAGTTTCTATCTTCTTTAATAGCTCTGGCGTTACCTCATAGGGGTTTCTTCCACGCTTAGATTTCTCAGTAACAGCCTTCTCCTTTGCTGGCTTCTTTTTAACAGCCTTTTCCTTTGCAGATGCCTTCTTTTTGGCAACAGGCTTTTTCTTTGCTGCCTTCTCTTTTGTCTCTTCACTTTTCTTCCTAGGCATTTTCCACCCCCATTGAATTGTAGCTTTCCCCTGTAGACTCTAAAACAGCATCTTTCCTTGGTTTTTTTTCATAATTTATAAACTTTTCAATAGGCCAATACTCAAGCGATTGCATGATATATATCCTTTAACTTTTGCCTTGTTGCAGATTGATACTCTCTTAATATACTTCCATGTATAAGCTTTATTTCTGGGCATCCATGATTCAAAAGATCATTCACCTGAGTCTCTACTAATTTGTGATGCTTTTTACATAAAGCAATCAAGTTTGATTGTGAATTATCATGGGTTATTCTATAAGGCATGATATGATGAACGTCTATATTTTTGAAAGTTCCACATATAGCGCAAAACCTAGCCCTTTTTAAAGATTCTTCCCTTATTTTCTTCCACCCAGATCCATAGCCAGAAACCCTTTCGGTATCGCAAAGATAGTCGTTATAACATACTCTGCTACAGAAATTTCCGGACGTGTTATTAGTTTTACCAAAAACTGCAGTTTTATATGCCTTAAATTCTTTGCTGCACTTCTTGCACTGCCTTATTGTTTTCTTATCTCTAGCTCTGCAATCAATTGAGCAATAGGCTTGTCCTGTGCTTTTCCTGATAGGTTTTTTGCATAACTTACAACCTATTCTCTCAGCCCTAACATTGCCTCTTACACCCTTCCCACCCCTTGCTGACGCACATCTTTTACAGACTTCTGGCTTTGTATCTTTCCTTGCCGTGAACTCTGTGCCACAATCTCCACATAAAACATCCTTACAGCCATTTCGAATAAAGCTTTTTGACTTATTATGCAAATACTCTAGTGGCACTTCAGATAAGCCCAATTTCTTAGCCGCCATCAATCTGCCATGCCCCGCAATGATGCCATCATCCTTGTCTACAATAATGGGGTTAAGAAAACCAAACTCCTTTATTGATGCAGCTATCTGGCTTACCTGCTCATCAGAATGAGTCCTACTATTGTTTGCATAAGGTATTAGTTTGTCTGTTGAAATAGTTGGGTATTCCATAATCACCTTAACACGCTGGCTGCGCTACAGTTATTTTAAAATATTTAATATCTGTGGTCTTACTATCTGCCATTGTTGCTGTGGCTTTGATCAATACGCAACCAGCAGTGGGTGTTGTTATCCATGCTTCTGCTATATCGCTTGTTAGAGCCTCATTTGAAATAGTAGCCGTTCCTTCTTGCACAGCCCATGCTACACTTGATACTGTTGTATCTAAAATGGCTGTTTTATCTGTGAAGTCTATTAGATACTTTTCAGCCTCGTCTACAAATTGATCATATTCGTCTATTGTTTCAGCCACTTGTCATCTTCCTGTTTTCTGCGTCACCAAACATTAATCTGCTATTTGATTCACCGCTCATCAATCGTTTTCCAGACTCAACAACCATCCTTCTCGGCGCCTTGAATGTTGATACCCCTATATAAGAATCAAACCCCATAGTAACTATATATGGGATCTCTCCATCTTGAGTACCGTTACCGAAACCGCCTGTAACTATCAAGCCTATACTCATGTTGCTCTCGTTATGCTTGTTGGATTGGCAGGATCATCAAGTGTATATGTTGCTGCTGTGGTGCTGCCATCTAATTGCTTCACTGTGAGAGTTGAGCCACTTATAGAGAAATCACCTAGTTTCTGTTGGATCAGCATTAGCGCTTGAGCTAGAGTAGGTGCTACCCCATCAGCCGCATAACTTTCTGTCATTTGAGTAGTTAGAAACTCTGAAACTATTTGTGAAATAGGGTGCACGTGATTAGCTAGAATAATAAAATTATCACCATTTGAAGGCGCTGAAGTAAAGGAATCAGCTGCATCAAACGTTATCGCCTTAGTAGTGCCGTTATAGTCCTGTATGGGCTTCGATTGCCCAGAAAGAGAGCCATCAACAAACACTAAAACCTTATCATTAAAGAAGTCATCGGCGGACTCTGTTAGGTTTGTAACAAAACTTGTTGCTGTTGCACTAACATCATTAACCGAACCGTCTGCACTAACAACACCCTCACCAAGATCCTTAACAAGCTTTCCAAACGTTCCGCCTGTTGCGTGCCCACTAAATGCTTCATCCCACACCTGATCAACTATTGCATCATTATTGACCATGTTAAACAAAAATGCTGTATCAGCTGCACCACTAACTGCAAACTTAATAATAACATAGTCATGGTTAAGCTCTGACGCTGTTAAATCAAGCTCATACAACCCAGTGGAGCCAATCTCTGTAGCTGTATCTGTTATTGCCAGCGAAGTCCACGCCCCTGCCCCATCTTTGTAATAAGCTATATCAACAGGTGATACCCCACTTTTAAAGACTGAAGGCACTGAGCTATCAACCATTGGGAACGATAAGTAATAGCCTGTATTCTTTCTATGATAAATCACACGCACCCCCTAGCAACACCCAACTCAACACCCCTACTTACTCGACTAAAAGAAATTGGTGTTGGCGCGAAAAATCCCATTAAAAAAAGGTGTGTAAGTATCATAATCGCCCCTAAAGTAACTCAGTGAAATTAATTGATGCCACCACATCAGCACCCGTCGCACTAATCGGCTCTGCCGCAATAGTCAAAACGTCACCAACCCCAAATCTCGCCAGGTCCAGCTTATCCTTTAGATCCAGCACCGCATTTCCGGATTTGCCCAGTGGTAAAGCGAACAAAAACACACCCCCGCTCAATGCTGTAGCTGACGTATCTTTATAAACACTACTCTCACCGGACGCTATTTCAGAGAAAGACGCATCTGTCAGCGTTGCATTTGCATATAGATTAAATATAACGGGCTTTGTATGCTCTACTGAAGCAGATATGTAATTAACTTTAATCTCAGTCCTGTTTTCCTTGTTGCCAAACACTTCGCCAAGCCTCAAGCTTAAAATGGGCGTTTCATTCGCTGTCGCCAAATTTGCTATAACCTCAACGCCACGATTAATGCCACCGTCGCGCCTTTTTCCATCCTTAAAGATGGCCATTGACGACGATTTGAGCACAATATCACTCGTGTTTGCCGCATTAGATGCTTGAGCAAAAAGATTGAGAGAAGGGTTATCAAGTGACGGTCTAGTGTTTGCATTTGCATACGGGACTGCATGTACTAAATGTAACTCCCCATCATCCGGATCTTCAATAAAGAATCTAATAATACCAAAACCGAGATACTGAAAATCAATCTGATACACATTACCTTTATCTGCATCTAAAGTGACACCCGTAATACCACTTCCATCAAATATATCCGGGCCATTCCAAGACGCTTGTGCCGTCCAGCTATCTGTATGCGCGACACCCGCAAGCGTCTGTGCAAATGTACCCACTGCAGTTGTAGCTGAGCTTAGTGAATACGTGCCGCTCTTTGCTCCACTTGACCAGCTTGTGAAAACAACAGTTGAGCCCACTGCTCTTGCAGTCCAGCCATCACCAACCGAAGAGTAATCATGCGCCGCTATCTCATTTGCTGTTGTTGTCGTATTGCCACTATTAGTAACAGTAACCGTAGCTGTTGCATCTCCATCCAGTGTGATAGTGATATCTTCAGCTGTAGAACTAGCAGTATTTACTGTTAGCGTCCTAATTTCTTCTGCACCACCATATCTATGCAGCACACCAAAGGATGCGCCATTATAACCAAAAAAGAATCCTTCACTGGGGCCACCCACGCCTATAATCTGCGTGCTATTTGCAGCCCCTGCTGTGAATAAGCCAGTAAATCTACTCCTAAACCCTATTCCAGCCTCATATCGCGCAGTTACAACGCTTTTCATTGTGCTGCTTTGATTTGCAGCTGCACCTGTTGATAGTGTTAGCATCCCGTCGGCAACACTGCTAGAACCTCCATTATCTCTAATATCAACAAGCAAAGGGTTTAAGATATATGTAAATAACAATTGCACTACAGATTCAAGCTGAGCTGTTAGCGACTCCCCGAATGCCGACTTGGCGTCCGGCGTTGGCGTGATCTGTAGCGCCTTATGATCGGTAACTGTTGCAGTAGTATTGCCTATCCCGCTAATAACACTCTTAACAATAGCGGCATCTGCATCTTCAGTTATTGAGAAGTTAATAGGCGCATTACCTTGCCTGAAATGGCCAAAGTAAGTATAGAGTTGAAAAGTGGATTGAGCAGAAGCGCTATTGACGAACCTAACTCTAAAATGCCGTGGCCCTTTTACTGCTGTATGAAACTCGTGAATGCCTGCCGCGACATCAAACCCCGCCGGCGGGAATGTTCGCCAATCGCTGCCATTTACGCTGAAGTCAAAATAGAGTGTTCCAGCCGTATCGGAATAACAAGAGCACATAACATCAGCATGATTGTTTTGCTCACTTGTTCCTGTGTAAGTGGCTCCACTACCTAATGGCGTGGTGGTTGTGTTATTAGTTGATGCAAACCCGCCTGCCGTCGGCATAGGGTTAGTATCAGATAGATAACCATCAAAGCTATTATCTGCACCCAGTTCTATTTTAGTGATAGGCACATGCGCACCTGCACCAGTATCTTCATCAGTTTTGAAGATTGGGCCGCCGCTCCCAGAATTAGCTTCAACATTATCAGCCATTAGAAACCTCAATTAATTTGCCAGTATAGCCGCCTGTCGGATTAGTTATGATCTCTTTTGAGCCACCCCCAATCAACACCCTACTGTAGTCTATTATATCATAGTCTAACTTTTTGTTTGCATTTACACCCGTTACAAACCTAGCCGCCTCTTCAATTCCTTTAAAATTTATAGAGTCTGTTT